TTGTAGAAAGCACGTTTTGATCAGGGTTTATATATACTTCGAAACTTGAAATTTCATCGGACATATTGCCGTTTATAGCATTTTCGATAATTCCTGTAAGGTAAGCAACGTAAGCTGGCATCAATTTACCATCCGTTCCAACTTTGGCCTCGTCCAAAACCTCATTGAGGTAAACATCGTATGTAATTGCAGCGGCCTTGTCTATTACCCTCCTATTGGTGATATTTGAATAATCGCCCGGTGCAGCTGCAAGTTTATCATCTGTAAAATAATAACCAGTTTTGCCTACAATTGTCCTGATAGTGATATATCCTTTATCGTGCAGGGTGGCAACTTTGTCCATTGCTTTTGCAACGTCAAGGGCCGGTGATTCGTATCCATCCAAAATAGCTGAAGCAATAGGCAATGAACCATCTTTTACACGGCCAATGTTCCGTTGAACACTGTTTACGGCCAATTTGCCCAATATCAAGCCAACTTCATCACCTGCAAAGCTTACCACAACGCCAACCCTGTCAGATGATCCTAAAGATAAATCTGCTGGTGTGTCTGCAATTTTATGCGAATAGGGCAGTATCGAAAATACATACCTGTATTTGGATACAAAGCCAGCGCATAATGATTGGGCATTGGCAAGAGCGGTTGCAACATTGGCTTGTAACAAAGTACCAACCACGCCAATAAAGCTTATTTTGTCTGAAGCCTCTATCAATGCCTTGGCATAAGCATCTGAATCAGTACTGTCAACAATTAAAGCTATTGTTTTAACTGTGGGTACTGGCATAATGAAAATTTCAACACCATCGGCAATTTTAAAATAATTGACAAGTGCCTGTACTGCTTGAAATTCTTCGGGTAAAGCATCGAATGATGTATAGCTTTTAACATCACCCATAACATGTGAGACGGGGGCTGATGCAACCGGGACAATAATACCGGGGTTACCCCCAGTAAATTGCCTGATAACACCAAGTCCACCGCTAGAAAATTCTATATTAACTTTTGGAATTGACATATATTAAGTTTTATTATTTTGATTAGGTTCAGCTTTTTTAATGGTTCTATCCTTGTTTTTTGGAGCTTTCCCCATTTCATCAGCATTATATATTATTACCATTGTTTCTAAAGTCAAGGCATGGTTATCAGCATTAACTTTTTTCAGAAAGATTTGACCATCGGTAGTAGCATATAATTGTTTGTATCCTGGATAGTTTTTAAAAACTCCGGTAACTTTTTCATCAAGGCTCATTATTGCTTGTTATTGTCGTTATAATATTTTTTATAAGAGCAATTGTTGCATTGCGCTTCATAAAGCCTAACAAGTGCTTTCAGTTCTGTTTGTAGCTCTCCAACCTTTATTTCAAGTTCATCCACTTTTTTAGCCTGCTCCTCCGATAGTTCCCTCCATATTGCTATAACTTTGTTGGCATTGTCGAGTTCTATTCCCAGCGTTTCGGCTCTATTCTTTCTACGTGAATAGGCATAAGTTGTTATTGAACCAAACATGGTTGAGAACAATCCTACCAAAACTATAATTACTTGAATGCTCATAAATTATTCTTTTAAGTAGTGGAAGGCTTTAACCTTCCACTGATAATAAACAATGAATAAAAAACACTATTGTCCTTGCACAATGGCAACTATTCCTTTTTCGTCATCTCTCCTTATTCTGCCTCCAAGCCTTACAAGGGCTGAGTAGATATCACCGTAGTTAATAGGATCATTTATTGTCTCGAAAAACTTAATGTCCCCTTCAGCTTTTTCAACAGCATTTTGTTGCCAGCAAATAACAGCCCCGTTATCGGTGGTTGCACCATCTGCATCCGGAGCTTTCACAACGGGAGTTCCTGCATTGGTATACCTGATAACCGATGAGCGCTCAATCAGGTCGAAACCTTCAAGCCTGCCAATTACACCGTTTTTTGCATCGTATGTAGCGGAGAAATCCCTTGCATCAGTGGCCGATAAGGTTGAAACCAGCTGATCTAACATATTACTGTCAATCAAAGCCCGTCTGCCTTCCTTGCTTATCTCATGTTTGTTCATAAATGTTTTGGCAGCCCTTAAATCGGCAACTGTCAAAATTTTACGGTTACCTGTAGCAGCATCCAAATGTGCAGTTGCTGTAGTAGCTGAAGCAGTCCTGATAATGTTCTTGGCCGGTGCCCAGTTAAAAGGCGTCCAGTCTCCAATCAATTGTCTTAAATACAACATCATGTCCGACATGATACTTGCCATCTTATCATACGACAGCTCCACCATTTCAGCATTGGAAATAAGTATTGGATCTGTGGTAAATTCGTCAAGCGCATAGGTAACATCTGTATCTTTTCGTCTGGTGATTGAAGCTGGTAAGTTAGTCCTATTCCGTTTCGCCCCTCCAGCAGCCCCTGCATTAGGTATGTGTACTATTCTGCCCCCTACTACGTATTGATCAGCATTATAAGCAAACCGGACAAAGTCCATTCCCCTGAATAAGTTTTCTGCTATAAAATTCTGCCAAATTTCGGGATTGATACCAGCCCGTAAAACTCCTTTGGGCATTGGTATAATTGAGAATACTAACAAGCCCCCAACTACAGCATAAGGGTTCAACTCAAATTTATCTGCGACATAAAGCCCTATTCCTACCGATAACATGAGCATAAAGCCCAAAATCATAAATTTTCTAAAAAAGTTCATATTAAAAGGTTTTGTTTATTACTAAATTTTAACAACTAATTTCTAATAACTAATTTCAAATTTCAGGATTAGTCTACCTGTATAACTGAGATGTTTACAAAGTTTGTCCCGTCGTAAACAAAATAAGCAACTTTTGTTTTGTTTATAACGCCTGCAATGGCCACACCTTTGAAACCAGTTCCGAGGGTAGTAGCCCTTGCAGTACCATCACTTTGTAATAATACTACCAGTTCAGCTCCTTTTTTTAATTCTTTGTCAGCGGCCACATTCAATGTCAATGCCCCGGTCAGTTGACCAACATTTACCAAAGTTTTTTGATTCGATACTGCCACATCAATTGTTGCAGCGTATGCAGGTGACTGCACGTCCATTTCACCAAATGGGTAGGATATTGTTTTTTCTGGAAAATCCATATTCTGTTTTTTTATTGATTAATTACTAAGTTCAAATTTCTAAGTTCCAATTTCTAATTACTAATTACTAATTACTAATTTCTAGTTCTTAGGTTTCTTGCCAAATTCGCCTTCATATAATGCTGCAAAAGCACCATAGTCATTGGCCTTTAATTCTGCTAAATATGCAGGGGCTTCTTTCTGAAGCTGGCTAAAGGTTTTTCCTTCATATTTGTTTGTGCTTTTTTCTCCTGGAATAGTATGCAACTTAACTGCTTCTGGCAGGTTGTTTACAACGTTGATCACTGTGTCGATGTCATTTTCGGCTAATTTTTTGTAATCAGCTTTTTGGGTATCCGAAAGGTTTTTCTTTGGATTGGCCAAAGCCATTTCAAGCCTTTTAGTTTTATCGGCCTTTTCTGCATCCTTCAAGGTTTGCAATTGAACCGACAGGGTTTTTGTTTCACTTTCTTTAATTGCCAATTCAGCCTTCATAGCCTGTATAGCGTTCTCAATTTCGGCCTCAGTGGCAGCATCGGCCAGGCCTAAAAGCAATGCGATTTTTTTCATATTGTTTTCTGGTTTTTTAAAGTAAGAAAGATTAACGATTTCGTCTTTTTCATTATAAAGTGATATGGCATTTTCGTTGGAGGGAACGGTTGCAGCGGCAATTTCAATCAATTCGCTTTCTTCAAGCTCAGGAACTTCTTTTTCCCAATTGAATTTGATTGGCCTTAGCCCCACTGAAAATCCATTCATATAACCTTGGTTATATTTCCTGTCCAATTTTTTGCCATCCTCATCCTCAAGATCGAATTCAACATCACCAACCAGGTTTGTTCCTTCAACAGCAATTCCCAACGCCTTTCCGACTGCCATTTCTGAAGTCTTGTGGGCAAAAGTGATTACTGGATTTTTTAAATACCTGGAAAGGATGATTCCTGCGGTAATTACCCTGAAATTATATGAATTTACATCTTGTGTTGAAAAAATTGCTTTCATTAAACTATCAATTCATTTTAGAATTATTTCAGATACAAAAATCAGTAACAATGTATAACTGTCCAAAAAAGTGTACATATATTGTATAAAAATGTACATATATTGTATAATTACGCAGTATTCTAATCTATTTTAAAGATTTTTGCATAAAAATATAATATGAATCTAAGCCTCGCCCAAAAGAAAGAATGGGCAAAACTGCTCTATTTAAAGGAGAAAATTACCCAGAAGGAAATTTCTGAAAAGGTTGGTGTTACTGAAAAAACCATCAGCAAATGGGTTAATACCGAAAAATGGGAAACCCTTAAAGCCTCCATTACCATTACCAAAGAGGACACTTTGAGGCGAATCTACATGCAGATAAACGAAATCAATGCAGTAATAGAAAAGAAACCTGAAGGCGAAAGATACGCAACAGGAACTGAAGCAACCAACCTTGCAAAATTGGCCACAGCTGCAAAAATGCTTGAATCCGAAGCATCAATCTCCGAAACAATGGAGGTTTTTAAAAGGTTTATCAATTGGTTAAGGCCATTGGACTTGGTAAAAGCAAAGGAAGTAATTGTATTACAAGATAATTACATTAAAAGAATGCTTTCATGAGTGTAACAAAACAGCAATATAAGGACTGGGAACTATTCAAGAGGGATATTCTTAACCAGGCTTCAGTTATTCAGGAAACCGAAGCAGAGAAATATGCCAGGTTTAATTATAATTTAAACCATTATGAATCATGGTTTAAATTTTATTTTCCAAACTATTATTCGTCAGAGCCTGCACCTTTCCATATTGCTGCATCAAAGCGTTTGATAAACAATGATATTTGGTACGAAGTAAGGGCATGGGCCAGGGAGCTTGCCAAATCATCACGGACAATGATGGAAGTTATTTATCTGGTCTTGAATGGTAAGGTAAAGAACATTATTCTAATTTCGAGTACCGAAGAATCTGCAATTAAGCTGTTAAAGCCTTATAAAATAAACCTTGAAGTTAACCAAAGGATTAAAAACGACTATGGTGAGCAAATAGGCATAGAATGGACTGATAAAAGCTTTATCACAAAAGAAGGTGTATCCTTTACTGCTTTTGGAGCTGGGCAAAGTCCACGGGGCTCTAAAAATGAGGAGGCACGTGTCGATTGTATCATTTTCGATGATATTGACACCGATGAGGAGGCCAGGAACAAAGAGCGGATTGACAAAAAATGGGACTGGATTGAGCAGGCTGTTTTCTTTACCGTTTCAACTTCATCTAAGAAAAGAATTGTTTTTTGTGGCAACATCATTGAAAAAGATACTTGCATAACCAGGGCAATGAAAGCAAATCCCGATCATGTTGATATTATCAATATCAGGGATAAAAACGGGGTTTCAACCTGGTCCGCAAAAAATACTGAAGAAAACATTGATTGGATGCTTTCAAAGGTTTCCTTCAGGTCTGGACAAAAAGAATACTTCAATAACCCAATTTCTGAAGGCACAATTTTTAAAGAATTATCATGGGGCAAAGTTCCGGATCTTTCAAAATTTGCTTTCCTGGTTAAATATGGTGATCCTTCTTATTCTAATAGGGTAACAAAAAAGAACTCACAGAAATGTGTGGTTGTAATTGGCAAAATTGCAAATAAGTTCTATATAATCAATTGTAGGTTGGATAAGGAAACAAACGCTGCTTTTGTAAAATGGTTTTGGGACTTGGACAAAGATAAAAAGGAAAATGTGCAGCTTTACAATTACATCGAAAACAATACCCTGCAAGATCCTTTCTTTACGCAGGTTATTAAGCCCGAATTTGAAAAGCAGAGCATTGAAACTGGTATTACCATCAATCCTTTTGGTGATGACAGGCACAAACCCGAAAAATTTGCACGTATAGAAGGAAACCTCGAACCAATAAACCGTGACGGTAACTTGATTTTTAACCAGGCAGAAAAGGACAATCCACACATGAAAAGGCTTGCAGAGCAATTCCTTTGCTTTTCGGAGCAGCATGTAAGTGATGGCCCCGATGCGGTTGAAGGTGGAATTTGGATTATTGAAAACAAATTAAGAAAACTAAGGCCAATAACATCAAGGACAGGGCATAACAAAAATTTAAAACGCTGGTAAAATGACATTCATAAGCAAAACAGATTTAACAAAAAATATCAGGCTCGAGGAGCTTGACCAAATTACAAGGGAAGATGACACAATTATAGCATTTGGAATCGATGCCGCAATAGCTGAACTTAGGGGATATCTGGCCAAAGCCTATAATGTGTCGTCCATCTTTTCGCAAACGGGAACTGCAAGGCATGCACTGCTTGTAAACTTTGCAATTGATATTTCAATCTATATCATCATATCAACAGCGCTGCCCGGTCAGGATATTGAAGACAGGAGAGCTAGGTACAAACGTGCTATTGATTGGTGCAAAGGAGTTCAAAAAGGTGAAATAGCAACCGATTTGCCAGAGCTGGAAGTTACAGCGGCAAATACAACCTCAAGGGGTGCATTCGGTGAACATGTTAAACGCAATAACAATTTTTAGAGATGGCCAGAAAGGTAAAGCAAAATATATTGATCAACCAGGTTAATGTTAGGCCTGTTAATAGAGAATCGCTTGATATCCAGAAGTGGAGGAGCGCACATAAAACAGCCGAGGGCACAAGCAAAAATCGAAAACAGCTTTATGAAATCTATGATGATGTTTTAATCGATGATCATCTAACAAGCGTTATCGAAAAAAGGATTAATTCGATAACAAACCTTGAAATAAAGTTTTTCGATAAAAACAGTAAGGAGGTTGACGAGATTAACAAAATAATAAACACAACCTATTTCGAGGATTTGTTAAAAGAGATTATCAATGCCAAATTTTGGGGGTTTTCGTTACTTGAACTGGACTGGTCACCTGTTGAAGGATATCAGAACAAAACTTACTCCATTGACCGGAGACATGTTAAGCCCGAAATGGGACAGGTAATGGCCAATCCCAGTGATTCAACTGGCATAGACTATATGGAGCATCCTTTTGCTTTGTTTGCTGGTGGAAATACACTTGGTGTATTGCTCAAAGCATGTCCATTGGTTATCTATAAAAGAAACAATGTGGTGGACTGGTCAGATTTCAATGAATTGTACGGTAAACCATATCCACAAGGTAAATATACAAATGAGGATACAAGGGAACTGCTTACCGAAGCTTTTATAAAAGCAGGGTTTCAATCGTTTATTGTTGCACCTGCCGATGCTGATATTATTATGCAGCAAGGCAACACTGGTACTTCAAACGAAAATTTCAAGTCTTTCCGTGAGGCAATGAACGAAGCATTGTCGATATTGATACTTGGCCAAAACCTTACAACAAATGTTGCAGCAAACGGATCGTATGCCGCTGCAAAAGAACACAGCCAGGTAGAGGATTCAATCCATACTGCCGATAGGGAGTTTGTTATTAAAATCCTTAACGAAAAGCTAGTTCCTGTACTCCAGCGATTGGGCTATAAAGCCGATGGATCTTTTAATTTCATTTATATGGATGAAATGACGTTGACCGACAGGATTGCTATTGATGCACAAGTGGCAAACCTGGTGCCGGTTGGTGATGATTATTTCTATGAGACCTATAACATCCCTAAACCTACAGGTGCAACTTTAAAGCAGAAAGCAAAGCAGGAACCAGCTCAAGCCAAAAAAGAAAGCCTGTCATTTGCTAATCTGCTTACCGGATTGTTCACCAAAAAAAAAAAAGTTTTACCATTCTGGTAAACGAAGGGTTTGAATGTAACTGCTCAATCTGCAACTTAGCTGAAGGTGATGAGCCTTTATTGGATACAGGCAATTTGGTAGAAAAGGCTCTTTTTAACATCTATAAAAAGAAAGTAAATGTTAAAACCGAAATAGAGCCCAATCTTTTCAATATAACTTACAAACAGCTTAACCTTGCAGTTGACAAAGGCTTTGCTGGTATCGAATTCAATAAACCAAACGATGAGTTTATCTATCAGCTTAAGCATAACAATGCTGTATTCTCGGCTTTTAAAGTACATAGGGAACAAAACGACATAGCTCTCCAATTGCTCGATGGTGATGGCAAGCTTAAATCCTTTGCCCAATTTAAAAAAGATGCCCAAAATATTGATGCCGAATACCAAAAGTACCTAAAAACCGAATACAGCACAGCAGTTATAAGAGCCAGACAAGCAGCCAACTTCAAGAAATTTGAGGAGGATAAGGAATTGTTCCCTAATTTAAAGTGGCTGCCAAGTACAAGCATTTCAAAACGGGACTTGCACAAACCTTTTTACAACCTGGTTAAACCAATTGACGATCCTTTCTGGAAAAGCAATTTCCCAGGCAACTTATGGAACTGTAAATGTGGGTTGACTAATACCGATGAACCTTCAGACGAAGATCAACCAAAGATGGATTACGAACCTGCACCCGGTCTGGATGAGAACCCTGCTTTTACAGCATCTATTTTTAACAATGAACATAATACTTACCTGAACAATGGTTATGAAAAACCAAAAGTACTGAAGAAAATTGCGAAAGAAAAAGCGGACAAAGTTGCCTATTTGCCTGAAGTATTGAAGGAATACAAAAATGGAGGGAAAGTAACCACAAGCAATCTTGTAAACAAAGCCGAAAATGATTATAACGATTTGGTTATGATTGCTAAAAACTTTGCCAAAGAAGGCCAGAAGGTTGAAATATTGCCTAAAATCCATTTTAAAAATGAACTATATCAAAAAATATTTAAAGGGGCTTACGATAAAAAGTGTCCAGATTTGAATATAGGAAACTCCTTTTACGAATTTGAAAGCTTTGTTGGTGATTGGAACAAAAACAAAATAAGCAACATGTTAAGAAAAGGACTTAAGCAATCCAATAAAATAATAATAGATATTAGAGGAGGATATGCCACAGATAACTTTATTAATAAAATTGCAGCTGATATGATAAAACACAATGTGAAGATTTCTGAAATTTGGGTTTTGGAAAATAATTTAAAAGCAAGGAAAGTATTTTAACGACAAAACCCGATTGACATAATCAACCGGGCTTGATTTTACGAATCCGCAGAATCGCATTACAAATGTACAACCATTTAAACGACATTTCAAAATATTTTAACATTTATTATTCATTCATTCATGCATTCACTCATTTAAGCATTATGAACCCTCAAGAATTTAAAAGGATGCTGCAAAAAAAACAGTCCGAAATAAACAGGTTTGTAAACATTACCGGCCCAAAACTGGTTGGCAAAACAGCGGTTGACTATTTTAAACATAGCTTTATAAGAGGTAGGTTTAATGGAAACAAATGGAAAGCGCCCCAAAGGTTCAATGAAAATGGAAATACAGCAGATGAAAAATACGGGACATTGCGATCAGCAACCAATGAGCTAATGAACTCAATTACTTATAGCACGGAACCAGGTAAGGTAATTGTAAGCTCCGATAAAGTTTATGCCAGGATACACAATTACGGTGGAAAAATAAATGTTCCGGTAACCGACAAAATGCGAAAATTTGCATGGGCAAAACATTACGAAGCCATAAAAGATACAGACAAGAAAGAAAGCAAGTGGAAAGGCCTTGCACTCACAAAAAAAGAAAGCCTTGAAATAAACATGCCCCAGCGCCAATTTATGGGCGATTCTTTAGGGCTTGAAAGGGTTCTTGAATATAAATTAAAGCAACACCTAACCAAAATCCTAAACAACTAAAACATTCAATCATTTAAGCATTTAATCATTCATTCATTTAATCATTCATTCATTCACTCATTTAATCATTGAAACGATGGAAAGTATATTTCATGAAATCAAAGCGGCCATAAAGGCCAATGCACCAGAAATAAAATGGATAGACCTTGACGAAGGGCAGTTGGAACATTTCGATAAGCCCCCGGTTGATTATCCTTGTCTTTTGGTAGGTTTTCCACAAGCAAACTATTCCAATACCGGAGATATGCAAACAGCCGATTTGTCGATTACCATAAAACTGGCTTTTAAAATATGGGAAAAATTCAACGCAGCCGTGCCGCTTGCAAACCAGCCAACGGCCTTTGCCCATTTCGATATTATTCGAAAAGTTAACAAAGCATTGCACGGGCTGCCAGGTGATGACCGCACGGAACTGATGCGAGTGCGCATGCAAAAGAACAATAGCCCCGATCCGAAGGTTTATGAAATAGTTTATGAATGTGCTTATTTCGATTATACCACAATGGTTGCTTATGAAAGTATACCTAAGCCTGATTTGCAGCTGGCGCAGAATTAAGTTAAACCTGCTTTATCCCTATTTTAAGGAATAACTCTTTTAGGGTTTCGATACGTTGGTATAGCAGTTCATTTTAGCTATGCAATGCACTTTCTAAATTTTTAAGTGCCATAATCCGTTCATCTTTATGTTTGATAGTTTCATTTAGGTGTTCGATTATTGCAATGGCCTCCTCAAGGCTTTCGGGTTCCTTGAGATTTTGTTCGTAAACTAAGGAGTGGGAGTTAAATACAATTTTCATGGCTTTGGTTTATTGGCATCTGGCAAAGGAACGGCTGCCAGCTTTACCCGTTGCTTAAGCTCACGAATGAACTGGAATTGCCATTGCAGCAACACCACGGTGCACAGCAGCCGCCTATCATCAGCCAGTTACCTGGTTCAGTTGCGGTGCAATACATCATTCGTGAAAACTTAAGCGCTGCTAAATTATAACGTTTTTTTGTTAAGGCAAATTTAAGGCATAAAAAAAGCCCCGGTTTGGGGCTTTAACTTATTCGATTAAATTAAGATATTCAAATATTTCTTCCTTTAATTCCTGTATTTTTTGGACAGCAATTACAAATTGCATTTTTTTTACAGGATCAACAGCTCCAACGTTTATATATTCTTCAAAAACCTGGTTGTATTTTGCATCAATAATATTTAAACATTTATATATATGATCATTCATGTTTTTATTTAAAATTATATAATTTCGTTACTTTGTAAAAAACACCACTATGGAAATTTATAACGGACAATATCAACAAAACATTTACATAACCATATCATGTGGAAATCACGATGATACTTTAAAAATAGCCAGCCTAATTAAAAAATATTGTGATGCATGGTATTTTTGTGTCACCATTTCCGAAAATAAATCTGCACGTAAAGGAGATGTTTTAAAAAGGGGAATTGCTATTTCTCAAACCGACTATGCTCATGATATCATTATATTCAGAGAGGGGCTTAAACAAATATGTTTCCATTACAATTTATACTACCCCACTGTTATTATTGAGATTAACTCTATAATCCCCAAGGACATTGCGGTTAATAGTCTCCGATAATTCCCAAATATCTTCACATGCTAAATTGCAAATTTCTATAGCATCAGGCTTTTCTTTACTTGCTTCAGTTATTACTTGGTTTGCCTTTTCAATAAGCAAATTCATTTGTTCAATAAGTTTTTTGTAATCTTTTTTCATTTTCTAATTATAAATACTTAAATTCAATCCGATTAATAATAGTTTCAAAGCCAACATCTTTGTGGGTAAGCATAAACATATTCATAAATTCATGTCTGTCGGAGTCAATAAAACCCTCTTTTTTTACTTCAGCATTGGTAATGTCGTTCAGTCGCTCTGGCATTGCTGAAATTACCTTAATCTGGCAAATAACTTTAACCTTTTCGCCTTTCTTCAGTCCCTGCGATTTTTCAACAGCGTTAAGTATTTCGCCTGGCTTTAATTTCCACCATCCCAATCGCCTGGTTACTGTTTTTGTTTTGTTCTTTATTTGCTCTGTGGTGAGCATAAAACTCATGTTTCTTGGCATACCAATAATTTTTCAAATTCGTCAATAACCTCAGATATCCTAGTATTTAAATAATCAGTCATACTTTTATATGCAAATATTGTCAATTCATCCAATAATTTACCACTAATTACTAGATGTGCTTTACTAAATAAATCATCAAATAAATCCGTTGGATCATCCCCTTCATGTGACTTAAACCAATCAATAGCATTATTTAGCTCATTACCTTTCTTAAGCAATTCATTTGCTTTTTCTAATTTATTTTTATCCATTTTCTAAGTTTTAATTTCTAATTTCCAATTACTAATTTCCAATCATATTAATAGCTTCCCTATACCTCTCCAACAATTCATTCAACTCGCTTTGCTCAACGGCTGCCTCCTTTAAAAGTCTCCGGGCATTAACACCAAGCCAGTTGTAAAAGCATTGGCTGCTCATGGGGTGTATTTTATTGATATCTTCAATAATCCTCACTGTTGTAATGCCTTCCTTTTTTCTCTCCTGGTAGTATTCCTGTATAACCCAGATACGCTTTAGCTTGTTTATATTGTTATTGGCCATGTAAGAAGTTTTGAGTTTAGAGCCAATTGCCCTTTGTTTCTGGTTTGTTTCATTGTCTGGTTGCGGTGTTTCCTATCATAATTGTTGTGGCATTTCTGGCACATGCAGCGCAGGTTTGATTCTTCGTTATTTTGTGGGTTATGGTCCAGGTGACCAACAGTTAAAACAATATAAACATATGTTACTTTTCCCTCCAAATCTGCAAGATATCTACCTCCCATAATTTTACCATCTAATGCACTGTAGCAATAGCCATCACCGTATTGATATACTGGTATGTCATTAAAAAAACCCCTGAAAACATGGGAATGGTTTTCAACCTTGCATATTTCGCACCTATTGTTAGCCCTGTTGACTCTTATTTTACTGGAAATTTCTTTCCAGTTCTTAGGATATAGCTTTTTATTTTCCGGTTTTATCGGCATCTTTTCTATTGTTTAAGTCAAACCATTTTAAAGCTCCATGTTTCTTAATGCCTTCATGTTCGTGTAGGCTTATGTTTTCGTAATAATAGTCAGCCCTTTTAAAATTATATTCATGGAACCAGCTTAATATTTTCATGCCGTCAATGCTGCCATAAAACTGACCGTACATTCCTTTTTTTGCATTGGTAAAAATGATGTTGATATCGGCAATGTTCAGGTTATAATTATCAAGGTAAAGCAGCTCGGCAGTGGTTTCAATTTGCTCCTGGCTCATTGACTTTGTAGTATTCAGGAACTCATTCAGGTCAATTATCCAAAACATAAGGTATTTGATAACAAACCCCCTGTCGAACTGTTTTGTCAACTTTGCCAATGAATTTAAATTGGATTTAACTGCCAAAGCAATACTGTTTATATGGTGCAATTGAACCATGCAAACTTTAGGTGCAAATTCTTTGATGAACTGCTCTTTGGTGTATTTTACCAGTTCTGTACTTTGTCTTTTAACTATATCCGACATAACTCCAAACTTTAAACTCCAAACTTACTTTCCAAACATTTCGTTAATCAAATCAACTTTCATTGATGTATATTTGCCTTTACCCTCTCTGTTGGCTTTGATTTTTGCGGTTATTTCATTAAATTTTGATGATATCAAGGCGGGGCTAACATTGTCATAAACCCATTTGTCAACTTTACTTAAATTTTCAAGTATTTTTTTAAACAGCATTGCAATTGTTCTGTGATGAAAAGCATTTCCATTCTCAGTGCAAGCCTTGTTTAGTTTATCGTAAATCATATCTATTTGCTTTGTTTGCTTGGCATCCCAAATAAATTTAATGCCTTTTTCGGCTTCATACCAGGAGTGGAACTCCTCTATCATTTCTTTGTGGATTGGGTTTTTCATAATTCAAGTTTAGATTGTTCATGGACTAGAAACCAATCGGTCATTTTGTTTACTTCAGAAAATATCAAAGGAATACATCCAGCTTTTTGATGCACATAACATTCGTTTTTCAAATATTTAAGTTTGGCAGCTTCTATCCGATTGCGCATTTCTTCACCCGAAAGTTGGTCACAAGTAATAATATAGTTTTTTTGTTCACCAAACTCCTTATTACGCTCCGCTGCTGTCATTTTTCTGACTTCATAAATCTTTTCACTTCGTCCGCTATATATCTGCATTTTATTTTTTCTTTAACATTTCAGCATGTAACACATTTAAATTATCAGCTATATAATCTCTTACCTGCTTATCACATTTCTTATTGACATACAGCCAAAGCAAGTAATGGGGTGGAACATTAGCCATTGCAGTTCCTTTGTGTTTGCCCCAGGGCATTAAACTTTCATCAGTAAGTATTTCCATATAATTTAAGTTCTAAATAAAGCGGATAATCCAGGATCGAAGACATCTAAATTTCCATTTACTTTAAGATTATCAATTTCAGTTTTTAATGTATCAGCTTTTTGCCTTGTCAATTTTAAGCATTCTTTCACACCATGTTCACAGCGTGAGCAAACATTTCTTTCTTTACCTATAGGGTAGTCTAAAATCCAAGTCATTTTAGCCCAGCAATGCGGTTTATTATTTTCCATTTTACAATTCCTTTAAAATTTACAATTCACTTTTTTATTTCGTTAACGAAAAGACAAGGAACCAAACCCCCGAAAGGTTCCTTCTGGTCTTTTCTACAAATCAATTAACTTAAAGTTTTTCAAATTCATTCAACAATTCAATTTCTTCAGCTGTGCGGTTTTCTTGTTTCTTCTTTAATATACGGCTCTTTTCGGCTGATAAATAACCATTCTTGTATTTGTCAAGCTCCGAAACCTCAAATTCATAATGTCCAATCAAACTATTTTTTCTGGCCAACTCAGATTCCAAATTTTCAATCTCTCTCAGTTTCGGTAAAGTCACTTTTTTATAATCATTAAACTCACCTAAAGTGACGTTTAAACTTTGTTCCAATTCGCTTATCTTACTTTCTAACAATTGTGTGTTTTCAATCTCACTTAAATAGTTACTCTTGATACTTTCATTTTTTTTGGCAGTAACTTTTAAGGCTTCATTTTCAATTCTTAAAGCTGCAATCTCATAATTCAAAGTAGTCAGCTTACTTAAATGTGACTTAACCAATTCTTCAAGGTGAGTTATCTCTCTTTTAAAGTCATTGTCCTCGGCTTCCTTTGTAAATTCATTGTAATTGATAGTGCCAAGGCTTACTAAAATAGAGCCTGTAAACAAAGCAAATAAGATAGTCATGATAAAATGTACCGGAATAGCTTCGTTGAGCATATTAAAGCCCAGAAAAACCAACATCGTGTCAAAGATTGGGAATAAGAATTTCATCCATTTGGCTACAGGTTTTCTTATCACTGCTGTTGTGGCTATACTAAACCCAACCCCTCCAATCAAGGAAAGTACCCAGCTCCAAAAACCATCACCAAAAAGAAAGTGAAGGGAATGTGCATTAACTCCAATCAGAATCAATAGAACAAAGAACAAAGAAGCCCCTATCCCTCCATCCCTGATAAAGATATCGAACTTTACAGCAGCAACCCGTATAGGGCTAAAATCATCATCGTAAGCGGTGTATTTTGTTATTCCTTTGTCCATGCTGCATTCATTTTATAAGCGTCCGAATTCTTGTATTCTTTTATCAATTCTTCAGCATTTGACGAAGGGCATATATCAAATTCAAACTCATTGAAAGTCAATATGCATTCGGATTGGTCATTTTTAACACAAAACCAAATAGCATCATTAATCATTTCTTTTATTGACGAACCTTTACTGCCTTCTAACTCTATTAATTGATCTCCTGCAATCTTTATATGTCTCATACTTTCTAAGTTCTAATTACTAATTTCTAATTTCCAATCTGCAATCTTTCTTCAGTATCAAAAACCTCTGCCAGGGAGTAAGGCTTTCGTTTTGTTCAATAACACGGTAATAATCCTTATCATGTTCCTCAACTTCAACAATAGCCCCTACACTATCAAAATACCATAGTGTCTCCCTGCTGGCCTTTATTATTACGATAACCATAATATCAACATGATTCCGGTAAGGCATAAAAAGAAACACATATTGAAAGGCGCTTTATTATTGTTTCTATCAAAAGCCTTTATGAAATTGTGAAAGGCCAATACACCTAATATTAAGTATTCCATTTTGTTCGGTTTAGATATCAGTAATTTTTAAAGCTACCTGTCTTTTTTTTTCTCCTGGGTTTTCTGATAAATAAATATATAAACCGGGATTACCAGGCTTCTTTCTAAGTGCCGAATTAAACAACTCTATGGCCTCAAGAAACATTTCTTTGTTCTTTATTTTTTTAGAACCTTTCTTTATTTCATTAGCATATTGCTGGATATTTGAAACATTAGAACTGTCTAGCTCGCCGTTTTTTGTGAATAGTAAATCCTGTACTAACTGTTTTAGAAAGTCAGCTGTGTCATTGCCTGCATTGAGGCTAGAAAGGAATGCTGAAAATTTTTCCTTAACCATAGAAACCATTACAGGATCTAGATATGATTTCTTGGGCTTGGTAAATTGCACTTGGATTGTATAATCAAAACTGTTGATGCTAAACCCTTCCCTTGGAGTTTTCAAATCTCTCATATTTGCTTCTTTTACCTTTGCTTCAAGAACTTCATCATATCCTGAGTAGGCACAGTCATATAAATCCTGTAATGTTTTTTCTGCTTTTTTTGCCAAAACAGCAATCTTTTGACAATGTTTTTCTTCAATTTTAAGCACTGTATTGATCGCATAAGTAGGAACTTCCCTACCGTCAGCATTTATCCATTCACTTCCTTTTTGTCTCATAATTCTGTTTTTATAATGTTTAATAAATTCTCTAAATATCTTACCAGTTCGGCTTTTGAGCGCCACATTTCGGTATATTTAACCCAGTAATGGTCATTGATTTCAGCGTTTTTAATGATATCGAAGCAATCAAAGTCTATATCAAAGCCATCCTCCGCTTTGCTGTAGGTAATCACGCCTGAATAATGTTCCTCTGTTTTTTTTAGTATTTTCTTTGGCATACTAGTCCTCTATAGTTAAATTAAGTTCAAGAAGGCTGTGTAATTCCCTTTCACGGGCATCTTTAGTTTCGTATTTATGGAATGTAGTCCATTCATGATGATCTGAATCTTTATATTTAATTCTCAGGCTTGGTGTATCATCTTTTCTGATGATAGTAAACCCAGCCTTGATTACTTTTAATTGTGATTTTGCGTCCATTTTATTTGTATTTGATTAGTTGTACGTAGCTATTTAGGGTGTCTTTTTCTTTTCTTACAGATATATTCTGATTTTCAAGCTGCTCAAGGATGTCGCACATTAAGCCTTTAATTTCGTTCATCTCTTTTTTGTAATTACTATCTCTGAAAACAATGAACTGTTTTGCCAAACCGCCAAGGATATTACTGGCTTGAGTTTCGTATATTTTTAAATTTAAGAAGTACATCATAATTTCTAATTTCTAATTCCTTAAAACACCGACGGGTTTCAAAAACCTGTCGGGTTTTAAGGCTGTTAACAAAGGGGATTATTAACTGTTTTTAATTGCTTTTGCAGGTTCGTACCTGTATATAATTGCTTTTGAATCGGTGCGTACACCTTCGCTGTAAAGCCTTACCGAATACTCGGCCTTTTTGTTCTCAAAAATTCCGTACATGATACAGAAGATAAAAAC